CGTCGTTGGGTGATGCTCGAAACTCGCCACGTCATTCCCGGCGCTGCGGATCACCCCATCAGAATCAACAAACGTCCCAGTGCTCGCCCTGGTGAACGTGATCAGGTTCTGGCCGCTGACCGCATCAACCAGCGACTTCGACTCAGCGAAGCGCTGGTCCAGTGACGCCGGCACACCAGCCAGGTCCCACAGCGGATTGCCCAGCCCGCGACCCTGCGCAATCGCCGCTCGCCGTGTCGCGTGGAGCCTCATCAGAGCAGCTCCGTCAGCTCCAGCGTGCCGTTCGTCGTCCCGCCCCTGATCACCGCGATGTTTGGCGTGGCAGGCACCGCCACATCCAGCCGCTCGCCGATGCCGATCAGGTGCGACGTGGCGCTGGCCGTCTGGCTGCTGCTGCCGATGGCGTAGCGAATGTCAGCGCCCACGGCGCGAATCGAGATCCGCCGGCAGGTGCTGGTCAGCGCCGTGTTCGCGCTGGAGGCCCCAGCCGCCAGCTGACGGGCTACGCCGGGGATGCCCAGGGGTTCGGTGGGCAGCGGATCGACCGCTCCAACAGTCCGGCCCTGGCCGTCCCTGCCGATGAATCCAACTGCCGCGCCCATGGTGTCCTCAATGGAAAGATTGAAGCCCCGGCGTACCGGGGCCGTTGTGATCAGTTGTCAAGCAACACCCGCACTGTCGTCGCCGCCTGAGCAGCGACAGCCAGCGCATAGCCCACCTTCTTGCGGGTGCCGGAGCTGTCAGTACCGGACACGCTGCCGGAGCTGAAATACACCGGGCCGCCGGCGGTGGTGGCATCGCCAGACGCGGCGGTGAGCTTGGGCAGGGTGAACACACCCTCCAGGGCCAGGATGCCGGTGGCGCCATTGGCCACGTCGGTCACGGCCACGCCGTGGAGATCACCCACCTGCACCAGCTGGCCGCTGGTGATGGTGGCGCCGGCGGTGAACTCGATGTACTTGCCGTCTTGGACGTAGTTCTTCATGGGATCAATGCGAAGGGGTCAGGGTTGGGATCAGACGTTCTTGGAGCGGTAGAACCCGCGGAAGTCCTTCACCGCAGCGCCGAAGTCAAATCGGGCCAGCAGTTCCACACCATCGGGGTCGCGCTTCTCGTTCGTCGTCACAGTCGGCCCTTCTTCGCCGGCCAGGTAACCGAACACAATGCCCTCGACAGAACCGGGGCTGGCGGCCAGATACCACACATCGGCGGCACCGTCGAGGCGAGGCTCAACGATCAGCTCGATGCCGTTCATCTGGGCGTTCACCGCCGGGCCGTTGTCGCCGGTGCGAGCGGCCGGGGCGTAACCGGTCGGGAACAGGAACTGGATGGCGGTGGCCTCCAAGTCCGTGGGCACCATCAGATACGAAGGCGTGAGATTGATGGTGTTACCGGCCAGGTCGGTCTGCTTGCGCATCGCCTTCTTGGCGGTGTTCATCCCCGTGGTGGAGATGGTCAGGCCGCCAGCGCCGCCCATGTTGTTGTGGGCTGCATTGAACAGCGCCACATTGTCCACGCTGGTGACAGCGTTGCCGGTGATCAGGCCCCAGATGATGTTGCTCTCCAGCCGGCGGAAACCGCGGCCGAGCATCTCAGGAACCCGCTCCAGGGCGCTCAGGTCATCGTTGATGATCGCCTGGCGGGTCACCGTCACCTTGCGGGCGTAGGTGGCCAGCTTCCAGGTGTGCTGACCTTCAACCAGGGTGCCGGCCTTGTACTCGCCACCTTCAAGAAGTGCCTCAGGAGTGAGCGCACCGGCCACGATCAGGTCGTTGGCGTTCTTGAAGTCGGGCAGGTTCCGCTGCCGTGCGATCGGCCGCCAGGTGTGGGGCTCCTCGGCATAGGCGGCGTCCAAGGTCTTGCCGGCCAGGTTGGAGAACAGCAGCGGGAAATCGCTGGTGCTGTGGAAACCACGCTGCACCAGTTCGCTCTTGCTCATGCCGCGGGTATTGGTACCGCGGGACTCCAGATACTGGCGGGCCAGCTCCAGAAGGGTGTAGGAGCGATACTCCCGGCCCAGCTCGGCATCCTCACCCTTGAGGGCGCCGGGGCGTACGCGGGCCTCCAGGCCCAGGCTGATGCCGCGCAGCAGGGTGTCACCAGCGTCGCGGGTAACGGCGATCTGGGCGGGGTGGCCCAGGGGGGTAGGTCCGTCAGTGGAGCGGGTGTCGCCGCCCTCCAGCCGGATGCGCATCATGCGCACGGCCTCGCGGCTGCACTCGGTAACGGTCTTGCCGGAGCGAATCAGTTCGTCAGTCTGCTCGGCGGTCAGGCCGGCGTCCTGGCCGAGGCGGAGCAGATCGCGCTCGCGGCGGAGTTCGGAGGCGGTGCGCTGCAGTTCGGTATCTGCGGCGGCCACGGGGGCGGGTTGGGGGGAGGGATCGGCGCTGCGCTGAGCGTCGATAGGCGCCGGGTCACCCCCGGCCTTGGTGAGGTCTTCGGTCATCGGGGGATCAGCGGGATTGATCGTGTGCTGTTGGTCGCCGCGCATCACGGCATGCGTGTCCTGCCCGATCGGCACCAGAGAAACCAGATTCGGTTCCCAGTCGGTGGCGATGAGCATGTTGCTGGCGCGGTCTTCGCGGTGCCGGTAGATCCGGGCATCCACAGAGAACCGGGCCGATCCGGTCCGCAGCCGCGGCAGAGCGATGTCCATCGCAGCGGCAGGTCCGTCCACCACCACCTCGCCGATCAGCTCGGTGATGCCTTCGTCGTTCCGCTGCAGAGACAGGTTGGTGACCGCGCCCCAGATCGTGTCTGAGCTGCGCTTGTGGTCGTAGTCCGTCGGCAGCGGCCGCTTAGGCCACCGGATCGCTTCGTTGGTGTGGAGCAGCTGGAACCCATCGCCAACGTCGGCGTCCGTGCTGATAACGATCGTCGCGGTCCGAGTTTCCTCGTTCCACGAGTTCGGCGCCAGCAGCGCCATCCGTTGGATCTGTTGATGGTCCATGCCCTCAGGCTATGGACTACTCCTGAGCTTCCGGTTCCTCACCCTCGGCAGGCGCTGCAGATCGACCGGCTGCAGCCGTCATGCCATCCACGCTGAGCGCCAGACCCTTGCCGCGGGCGTCGGCCATGTCGGTTTCCAGTTCGGCCATCACTTCGGCGGGGATGAACCCAAGGGAGCGCTGCACTTCGGACAGGCTCATGAATCCAGCCTTCACACCCTCGATCAGCGCCGTGATCTCCTTGGCCGGGTCCACCAACTCCCGGCGCGGCGGGGTCCAGATCATCCGGCGCGGGCCGCGCACCTGAGACAGGCGGGCGGCCTCGTTGAACCACCGATGCACCGGGTCCAGCACCTGGGGGATGGTGACGTTCCAGCGCCAGGCCGCCACGTTGCGGTGGAACTCCAGCCACCCCATGCGGGCGCTGCTGAAGTTCACGTCCGACAAGATGCCGGTCAAGGCTTCGAAGGTGATGCCGTAGCCCGCCGCCACCGCGTGGAGGTGGTGTTTCTGGTGGCTCACGTAATCCGGCGACTGGGGCGGATTGGCGAAGGTGATCTGCTTGCCATCGGGCAGGATCTCGATCGCGCCCGGCTCCAGTGTTTCAGTAAGCGCCGTGGTGGTGGCCAGGTCGCTGGGCTCGTTGCTGTACACGAACGCCGTGAAACAGGCCGCAATCTTCGTCTTCAGCAGCATCGCCTGAGCGATGTCATCGATGTCCCGCAGGTGCAGCAGCACCGCTGAGCCGAATGGCACGCCGATCGCCTGGCCGGCCCGGTTCACCTCGTAGGTGTGGATGATCTCGCTGGCGGGCACGAAGTCGCTCTGGATCTTCACCCCGTTCCATTCGGTCTCGCCCGGGTGGGTCTGCCGGATCCAGTAGCCCTCCAGCCGGCCGTCGCGGTCGTACTGCTGGCCGAACTTGATCCGGCTGCCGTCGTCACGACTGAAATCCAGCATGTCGGGCTCCATCACCTGCAGCCGCAGGCCCACCAGGCCCTGATCAGCCATGCGCTCATCCATCCGCCGGCGGATCAGGCAGCTGCCGCGCACGGCGGTCGTTCTCGCGATCAGCGACTGCAGACCGTACCAGTTCAGTTTCCCGGCGTAGTCGCACTCGATCGTGTCCGCCCAGTCGTTCCAGGCCTGCTCATACCGGCGGCTGCCACCCTGCGGGCTGCCGATGATGCCATCCCCAACCCAGTTATTGCAGATCACCCGAACCGCACGATTGGCCCAAGGGTTGGAATCCACCAGATCCTGGTGCCGCCGCGTCAGCAGCCGCCAGGCGGTGCGGATGTCGGCATTGGGTCCGCCGTTGCGGGTGTACCAGTTCTCGGTTCTGCGGCTCTCCTTTGCCGACTCAAACGCCCGCAAATGGGTGACCGCCAGCTCTTTCTGCGCGGACTTCAGCGCCAGCTCCAACTGATCGCGGGTCGGCTTGCGCGCCATGCTCAGTCTCTCCGAAACGAGGCGTACCGGCGCTGGCGGCCGGCGCCGGTGATGCCGAGCTCCTCCTCCATGGTGGCCTTGAGTTTCATCATGTCGCTAAGGTTCCGGTAGCTCACCTGCCGGCCGTTGCTGCTGACGGTGGTAACGCCCTCGGCAATCGCAGCCACCAGGTCGTCGTACTGCTGCTGCGTGAATGCCATCGGCGACACCTCCTGAGTCAGGCTACCGAGCGAGCCAGGTTCCCTTGCGGCGCTCGACGGCGGCAGGGGCGGCAGGGGCGGTGAGCTGCTGCGCGAGGCGATCCCACATCGTCCCCCGGGCGTACCTCCTAGACACCAGCTGCAGCGCGGCATAGGCCATCCGCGTGCAGTCGCCGCCCTCGTCGCGGCTGCCGGGTGGGCACTTCCATTCGTAGACCGTCTGGCCAGCTTGGCGCTTGGGCAGCTTCTTCCACGGGAACACCTCCGCCAGGAACTGATCAGTCGAGGCCTCGCCGAAGTGCAGATAGCCCGGCCCAGGTGTTTCCTGTCTCAGCCGGCCCTGCAGGTGCTGAATGCTGGTGTCATAGCCCACCGGATACAGCAGAACATCACGCCGGGTGGAGGCCTGATTCTTCCGGTCAACAAACACAGCCTTGCCCTTGTCAATCAGCGGCCGACCCTTGCCTGGAATGCCCTTCATGGGCGCCCACTTGCCCGCTCGGGTGCGGCACCAGTCGCGCACTTCCTTGGTCGCCAGGCCGCCATCGTCAATCCCGCCAAGGGCGATCTGTAGCTCTACGCCATCCTCCCGGCGCCAGCGGGTCTCGCTGATCGCATCGAGCTGAT